GCTCTACACCGGCAATCTCTCGCTCGACTATGAGGGCTCACTGACCGGCCTGTCGTCGGGCAACGCCACCAATTGGCTCATTACCAACGCCCCGCAGGTCTATCTTGCAATGTGCGTCTATTACGCCAAGGCATTCGATGAAGACCCTGCCGCGCCAGTCTATCAGGCAGCTGCCATGAAGCGCCTTGATGATCTATCCATCCAATCCATCGTCGCGCAACAGGGCAGGGCCAGCGTGCGTATTCCGGGCGCTACACCCTGATGTTGCCCATCGGCTTCTACCGGCCGGACCTCGCCGAAACCAATCCGGGCGTGTCGCTAACCGTGCTGAATGCCATCATGCGCAGCGATGCCAACGGCGTGTCCTATGCCCCGCAACCGAACCTTGGCGCCCTGGCGACGGCGGATGCACTGGCTGAAGCCCCGCGCGGTACGGTGTCCGTTGTCACGCGGGCCGGGCAGTATCAGAACTTCGTCGGCACCGGAGACAAGCTGTTCAAGGTGTCCGCCTCTGGCGAGGTGACTGAGATCGGTTCGGGCTATGCCGTGCCATCGGGTGACAGTTGGTCCTTTGCGCAGTTCGGGGACTATCTTTACGCGACCAATACATTCGACGGGCTGGTCAGGTACAATATCGAAACGGGCGGCACGGTTGACGCGGTAGTGGGAGCGCCCAAGGGCCGCTACATCTTCCCGCTGTTCAACACGCTCGCCATGCTCGATTGCGACGGCAACAATCGCGTGATGAAGACCAGCAAGATCGGTGACCCGACCGTCTGGGCCGGTGACGCATCTAACAACTATCAGGAGTTTGCGGAAGGCGAGGAACTGATCGCCGGGTGCGAGCTGGGCCAGCAGTTGGCAGTCGTGTTCCAGCGCAACGCGATCCGCGTCCTAAGTCGCACTCGTGACCGCTCGGTCTTTGTCGAATCCATCCTGGCCGTAAGCATTGGGGCGCAGGGTGCCGATGCCGTGGTCCCGACGCGTGGCTGGGCATACTTTGTCGATACCGATGGCTTTCACCGCACCAATGGCGCGACCGTTGAAGCCGTGGGCAAGGATAAGGTTTCGCGCACGTTCATCAACTCGCTCGCCTCCAATGCACTGACCTCAGTGCAGGGCGCATACGATCCCAGCGAGAACCGCGTTCTGTGGCGCTATCGCAAGAGCACAACGGTTAGCTCGACCATATTCAAGGACATTCTGGCTCTCGACCTCGACAAGCTCGAATGGGTTCCGATTGCCATGGACACGGCAGCGCTGGTGACAATGGCGTCGTCCGGCTACACGCTTGATGAACTCGACCAGTTCGGAACCATTGATACACTGCCCTACTCGCTCGACAGCCGGGCATGGAAGGGCGGCGAACCGCGCCTTGCTGGATTCAACGGAGACCTGAAGTTCGGCTTTGTGTCCGGCGATGCTCTGGCCTGCACCCTCGAAACGGGCGCGCAACTCGGCGCTCTGGTGCAGCGCCTTCGGTGGTGTACGCCGGTCACGGACGCGGGCGATTGCACGGTGCAGGTTGGCTACAAGAACTCGGCCAGCGAGGACTTCACGTGGTCGGCGGCAGTGAGCCTCACCGCATCCGGCAGGGCAAAGATGAAGGGCGGACGCGGCAAGATATTCGGGCTGCGCTTCAATGAGGCGGCGGCTGGTGTGTGGACGTTCATGCGCGGCTTTGAGGCAATCGAGGCGAGCACTGGAGGGCCGAAGACGTGAGCTTGTTCAGCTTCGACATTGGCCGCGAAACGCCGATCCAGCGCATTCTTGACGGGACTGGCGCTATCGATCTTGTGGAGGCTGGAAGGAACGGTGCAACGGTCTTGGCCCTGCGGATTGCTGAGGTATCCAACAATGCCACCACGATCACGCTGGGCGTTTACGACGCAAGCGACGTTCTTGTGGCGAAGATTTGCGACACCGAGGCGATTGCGGCCAAGGAGATTTGGGAGCCGATCCGCATAGACAGCGTGCCCGTCGTGTTGTTGGGCGGCTATTCGCTCAAAGCGACCGCTGCCAATGCCGACCGACTTCATTGCACTGGCGTCTATATCCAGCCGCCGCAGTAGGGATGAAGTTTCTAGTCGAGCGGCAGCTTCCCGACATTGGGAAGTGCGAAATCACGCTTGAGGTTTATGAAGAAAACGATGCGCTGATCTGCGCTGTCTATCAACTCGAAGGGACGATCAAGGCCAAACCAAAAGCATGGCTAGGCGTCGTCAGAACAGAACTCGCCACGCTGGAAGGTGTGGCGCGAGAAGCCGGTTGCGCAGAGATGCGAATGGCCGGACGATTCAAGAACTCCATTTTCCCCGACTATGAACCGTTCGAACCCTCAAGCGGGCTCGACGGGCTACGCAAGAGGCTCTGATATGGGCGGTGATACGCAAACCAGTACCAGCACGCAGGTGTCTGGCTCCGCCAGTCCTGCCGTCAAAGCGGCTGCTGACAAGATCGCAGGCGGCATCAGCACGGCCTACGACAAAGGCCCCGAAGTCTTCAACAAGTCCACCTTTGCCGGGGCTGGCTCGACAACCAAGGACGCGTGGACGCAAGCGCTCGAAGCCGCGAACAGCCCCGACTATGCGCGTGGCGTTGACGGCGCATTGACAAACTTTGCGGACGTGGCGTCGGGCAAGTATCTCGACAACACCGACCCCGCATTCCAGGCAATGGTTGACCGTGCTGCAAATGGCACGGCGGCTGACATCAACGCCTCTATGGGCGCTAATGGCCGGTACGGCTCGAATGTCCATGTTGGGGCGCTCACGGATGAAATCGGCGCGCTTCGCATGGGTGCGGGCGTGCAGAACCGCAACACCGAACTCACGCGCCAGTCGAACGCGATTGCTGCGCTGCCGGGGCTGTTCAACGCCCGCACGCTCCCTGCCTCCGCTACGGGTGCTGTCGGCGCGGCCCGTGACGCAAATTCTCAGGGCGAACTCTCCGGCGAGTACGATCTACAGTCTCGCCAGTCCAACGCATGGACCGATTTGCTTGCCAAGCTGGCGAGCGCCGGTGCGGGTAATGCGGCGAGCGCGGGTACGACTACGACCAACTCGCAGACGGCTCCGACAACGCCTTGGTACTTGTCCGCGCTGGGCCTCGGTTTACAGGCTTTGTAGGAGCATACGATGGGAATTTTGAGCGCCTTGCTGGGCAAAGACAACCCGGCTTCGATGTACGTTGCGGACAATCGCAACTGGCTGCGTACCGTTGGCTCCGGCATCGCGTCCGGCACCAATCTATCACAGGGGCTCGCCAATGCCGCCATCTATGGCTTTCAGGGCCAGCAGCTAGACGACACAAACCGCGCTGCCGAAGAGGAAAAGGCTCAACGTCAGGAAGCCATCAACCAGTCGGCTAAAGACCTCGCGAAGTTCCCCGATCTGATGCAAGCGGTCGCCTCGAAAGCGATCACACCGGCTGATGCGTACTCTGAGGCATGGAGGCGCATGTCGCCGGACTATGCGGGCGGTGGCGCAACCGATCCTTCCAGCGTTCGCGAGTGGGAGTATTTTAGCAAGCTCTCCCCCGAACAGCAGAACCAGTACCTCGTGATGAAGCGGTCGGTTCCCTATCTCGACACGGGCACTGACTACGTGCGCCCCGATGCTGTCACGGGTCAGACGGTCGGCGCACCGACGATTGCCAAGGATAACTTCACCCCGGCCTTTGATACGGCCCTCGGCACCGGAGAGGGAAAGACGGCAGCGGAGACGCAGGCCAGTCTCGACAGCTTGAACAGCAAAATTCCGGGGCTCAAACAGGTTGTCTCCGAATTGGGCGACCTCGCGGAGAAGGCGACCTACACCACGGCTGGCAGGTTGTGGGATGATGTGGTGCGCGAGACTGGCAACATGCCGTCAGAGGGCGCCCTAGCTCGCACCAAGTACATTGCAATGGTGGACAACCAGGTGTTGCCCCTGCTGCGCGACACGTTCGGCGCGGCCTTCACCGTCAAGGAAGGCGAAACCCTTCGTGCGACTTTGGGCGATCCGAACAAGTCGCCGGCTGAGAAGAAGCTGGTTCTCGAAGCCTTCATCGAACAGAAAATCCGCGATGTCGAAGCTTTGCAGAGCCGAGTGGCGCCCGCCGCCGGGGCGGCATCTGGCAATACCCGGCTGACGTTCAATCCGGCGACAGGTGAGCTTGAATGATCGAAGTCGAGTTGCCGGACGGCTCCATTGCTGAGTTTCCTGACGGCACGTCCAATGATGTGATGAAGGCGGCTATCTCGAAGCGCTTTCCTCCGCAGTCTCAGGCGCAGCCCGGCTCTGCCGAGTATGCGCAGTGGGCACTGGAGCAGGTCAAGGCGGGTAAGAGTGTGCCCCAGGTCACGGAAGCGCAGCCCGAATATCAGCCGCAGTTGCCGACTTCGCCTATCGATCAAATCCTTGCGGGCTACACCTCTGCCGTAAATGCGGTGCCGATTGCCGGACCGTCGATCATGGGCGGTCTGAACAATCTCAAGGGCGCCATTCATGGCGTATCCCCGGAGTCGATTGCTGCTGACAATGCCGCCCGCGAGGAAGCCAACCCCATTGCTTCTGGCACGGGCATGGTTGCCGGGACGGTACTGCCGTTCATGGGTGCTGGGCTCATCCCCGGTGTAGGACGTGCGCTCGGCATGACGGGCGGGCTCGGTAGCCGCATCGGTTTTGGCGCTGCATCTGGTGGCGTCATCGGCGCGGCAGACGCCAAGGCGCGCGGTGCAACTGACGGCCGTCAGTTGC